TACTTCACAGCGTTCATCACTAGCGAGTTCCCTGACCCAACGATTTTCGATAGCCTGCTCACTGAGGAACAGAAGAAGGAGATTTGCTCCATCAATCCCTACAACGTGCAGCTAGGTCCGGGCATAGTGAACTTCATGCGTCCGGGCCATGCAGTAAACTTCTCATCGCCAACACAGCCACAGGCCACGTTCGGCGAGTTTACCATCTCGGTAGCTAAGTTTATCGGCGCTGCCCTAGGCATTCCCTATGAGGTGTTACTCAAGCAATACAACGCCAGCTACAGCGCCAGTCGAGCGGCCTTGTTAGACTTCTGGCGTCGAGTGAGGAAGTATCGAGCACTGGTCATCGATCAGCTATGCCAGCCCGTGTATGAGGAGTGGCTAGAGGACGCTGTCACCATGGGCCGCATCGAGCACTTCAAGGGCGGATGGGATGACCCCTACATCCGTCGCGCCATGCTCAGGTGCATATGGACGGGCAGTAGCGCAGGCTCTCTCGATCCACAGAAGGAAGTCGCTGCCGCCGATCTGAAGGTCACATGCGGCTTCTCGACCATCGAGCGCGAGAGCGCGGAGCTGAACGGCAGCAACTATCGCGACAACATCTCGCAACAGAGCACCGAGCAGGAGGAGTTCGATGAGGCAGGCCTGATTTATCCGCCCTATCGCCCGACTAAGGGCGGTGGCTTCGCGCAACCCGCTCCAGCTGCACCTAAGCCTCCACCTGGGACTCCAGAGCCAGCAGGGCCGCCAGCGGCACCTCCGTCGCCGTCTCCGCGTCCGACAAAGCCTCCTGCCCGATTGGGCAAGAACGGCTTAAAAGCACGCTCTGCGGCATCCTCGGCACGGAGAGGGCCATCAGAAAGCACGATCAACAACGCCGAATTGAGCGGCGGAACAAGCGGGAGGTTTTACCGATGAACGACTTCTACCGATTTAACTGCAACGCCGACATGGATGAACCCGATGCAGCGGAGCTCCTCATCTTCTCGCAGATAGGCGACTGGGAGGACATGGGCGATGTGAGCGCAAAGGCGTTCGCCCGCGACCTCGCGAAGCTCCCATCGAGCGTGAAGCGCCTCGACATCCATATCAACAGTCCTGGTGGATCGTTGTTCGAGGCGAGCGCCATCTACTCGCGCTTGGCCGATCACCGCGCGACGAAGATCGTGTTCGTGGATGGACTTGCGGCCAGCGCAGCCTCTATCGTCGCCATGGTAGGGCACAAGATCTACATCCGCGCTAACGCGACTATGATGATTCATCTACCGAGCGGCATCGTCATGGGTAACGCCGATGACATGCGCACGATGGCTGGCGCTCTCGACACTGTGACCGAGTCGATGATCAACGTCTATGAGCGGCGCACTAAGCAGTCACGCGCAGACATACGCGACATGCTAGCCGCCGAGACATGGCTTTCACCTGAGCAGGCGATAGCGAAAGGCTTCGCCGATGAGGTGCGTGGAGTAGTTAAAGCCGCAGCCGTGGCTAACACTAAGCGCGTCATCTTCAACGGCATCGAGTTTGACCTATCGCGTTTCCACAACGTTCCGGCGTTCAACGCCACAGCAGAAAGCATAACTATGAACCCAAAACCACCGACAGCTACGGCGGATACGCCACCCGCAGACCCGCCTACACCACCCGCAGATCCACCGCAGCCGCCCAAGCCGCCAACCACGACTGAGCCGCCTAACCCACCGCCACCGCCACCGCCAGCGCCACCGCCCGCCGCAGCCACCGACTACGATCGTGGCATCACAGCCGAGCGTGCACGTGTGACCGCGTTACAGGCGCTCGACCGTCCGGCCACCCACGCGATCATCGAGGCCGCGATCAAGGAGGGCAAGCAGCCATCGGACGTCTATGCGGCCTGCATGGAAGCCATGGATAAGGCTGGCAAGCGCAGTGACCGCCAGTCGGACGCCGATGTGCTCAATCGGATTCCTGGCAGCGATAGTGGAGCAGCTGGTGAGGGCAACGGCTTCGGCACCCTCATCAAGAACAAAACACAGTCGCGCCTCAAGCTGCGCAACAAGAATCGCTTTGCCCATAGCCGTAACTAACACAACCAACCAACCCAAGGAGATAACATACCATGCCAATCAAGAGCGCACTCTATCCGATCAACATCATGAGTCACGATGACGACCCCGACTGGAAAATCCAGCGGTTTGAATTCGTGCCTGTAGCGCCGGAAACCCTCGACAAGATGCACGTGGGCTATCTGGTGAAGTTCGATGCCACCGCCATGAAGGTGTCGCCCGCTCTAGCAGCGGATGACGCAGCCCTAGGCGGCATCATCGTTGACCTGCCAGACCCGCAGGATGACCCCACTAAACCCACAGTGGCGGTCGCTCTGTCAGGCTCGTTCAATCAACGGCAAATCCACTATGCGAATGCATGGTCACAAGGCCCAAGCCCAACTGCCCTCAGTGCAGCGGCCATTCAGCGCCTGCGCGATTTGCAGATCTTCCTCGATCCGTCAGTGCCTACTGGCGCTTTCGCACCCTAACCACTAACAACCCAACTGATAGAAGGTAACACAAACCTATGAACACCGATCCTAACTACGAGCCAAGGACGCTACTCGAGCCATTCCTCGAAGGCCCATTGGTCCACACATTCCTGCGCGACACGTTCTTCACGGGCCGCGAATACCCACCGACCGCGATGGTCGAGTTCGACTTCCGCAGAGGTAGGCGGAAGATGGCACCCTTCGTCGCGCCATTGATCGGTGGCAAGGTCATGGAGCGACAGGGCTACGAGACGCGGTTCTTCCGCGCACCTCGCATAGCGCCCGCTCGCGCCCTGCGAACGCCCGATCTCGAATCGCGCATGCCCGGAGAGACGGTCTATAGTGGCCGCACAGCGGCTGACCGTGCAGCGGAGCTACTGGCTGAGGACAACATCTTCCTCGATGAAGCCATCACACGGCGCGAGGAATGGATGTGCCGCCAAGTGCTCATCAATGGCGGTCTAACCGTGACCGCTGAGAACGGCTACCAGATGGTCATCAACTATCTGGAGAGCAGCGCAGGCACAGCCAACAACCACTACGTTGTGACTAACAAGTGGGATGCCACGCCTGCCAGTGCTGACCCACTGGCTGACTTGGAAGCGGCTAGGCTTGCCACAATCCGCGACAGTGGCATCAGCCCTAACATCGCGCTGTTCGGCACAGCGGCTAAGGCTGCTTTCATCAGCAACCCGAACGTGAAGTCCTATCTGGACAACCGACGCTATGAGCTTGGCTCTGTCGCGCCCATCATCGAGAGCGACGCGGTCGTGCGCTTCGCGCTAGTGCCTGGCATGGAGTGCTACCACTACAGCGAATACTTCGAGGACGATGCAGGGACGTTGTTCCCGATGTTGCCCGATCCGCTGATCATCCTGCTCTCCACTAACGTGCCTAACAAGATCGTCTATGGTGCGTTCACACAGCTGGAGAACGCCAAGACGAAGACGTTTGTCACCTATCAAACCAGCCGCATCCCACTCGTCTATGGTGACGAGGAAGATGGCCAGCTGTGGTATCGCCTAACAAGCTGCCCGCTGCCCATGCCTGCCGATGTGCTGGGCTTCCGCATCTTGGAAGCACTCACTGGCGGAGGTGGCCCGTTCGCTCGCGAGGGCGGAGGTGCAGAGGAGGAGCAGCCCTACTTCGAGGCCCAGAGGCCATCCGATGAGCAGCCACAGCCCGAGCTACAGGAAGCAGGGCAGGCGGCTCGCGAGAGAGCGCAGGCGCAGTCGCCAGCCGCTCGCGCGAAAGAAAGTGGAGGCAACGGCGACTATGAGAGCCAGACGGTCGCCGAGCTACGCGAGCAAGCGGAGCAGCGTGGGATCGATGTGCCCACTCGCGCTACGAAGGCCGAGATCATCGAGAAGCTGGAGGAGGCCGACAACGCGTAACAACCCGTGAGCCTACGAGAGCAATTCCCGACTGACCTAGCTAGGGTGTTCATCAACTCTAATGAGCACGCTACGGTCAGGGAGTTTCGCATCTCGGACGGCCATGGTGGCTTCAAGCTGTTCACTGCGAAGGTAGTGTGGGATGAAGAAGCGGCTAAGCGCCAGCCCATAGTGAGCGTTCACGGTGTTTACCTAGGTGATGTTATCTGCTACATGGAACACAAGTATCTGCCTCGGCCTCCTGTGGCGGGCGAGCTCATCTACTCGCCCGCCAATCGGCCATGGGAAGTGCTCATGGTCACCGATGAGGAAAGCTGTTGGATGCTTGCCCTAAGCGCCACCCGCTCACAGCCAGGACACTATGGAAGTAACTGACCTATGGTAGCCCTACAGATAGACGCTAAGCAGTTGCGCCACCTTCAGAGGGTAGTGCGCCACATCGAGAACGGAGTGCCTAAGGTGCTCGCGCCCGCGATCAATCGCGCTCTCGATAAAGGCAGGACTACAGTTAGACGCCAGATACGGAAGATCTACGTCATCAAGTCCAAGGACATTCCAGTGGCGGTCAAAGGCGCTAGTGTGAGTCGCCTAAGCGGTGAGATAGTCCTGAAGCAAGGCATGTTAGAACTCAACAAATTCAAGGTGCGGCCCAGTGGCGTTCAACGGCGCAAGAACAAGCGCCCAGTGTTCGCACAGGTGAAGGTGGGCGGAGGCGCTGTCATGCACGGTGCATTCGTGCCTGCGGGCGTGGGCTACGTAGGCCCGTTCATACGAGCGAGCGGCGCTGGCCGACTGCCTATGCACAAGCTGCTCGCCAT